TGTTAATGACTTGTATCCAACATTAGATAAGGATAACCCAATAGAGGATCCAGGTGAAGCAACATCTTCTGCAAGTAATACTACCATTGGTTTAGTTACATCAACTGACTTAAACACAGGACTTGAAGATAAGACATTATCTATTACTAAGGAATCTGTTGGTGATTTCATTATTGAATCACGTAACAACTATGTAAACGCATCCACAAATGATTCTGCTCAGGCAAACTATATTACTCTTGAAGCAAGAGATGGTGAAGCAACTGAGTTAGATCAAGCGAAAAGAATGGTACCTGTTAATGCAACAGGTGGTACTGATACAGAATTAAGACGACCATCTATTCTAAGATCTGGTAACCATACATTTGAATATGTTGGTTATGGTCCAGGTAACTACTCAACTGGTCTACCTTCAGTACAGAATAGAGTTCTAACTGAAGCAGAAATTCTAATTTCTCAGTCACAGAAAGAAAACGGTGGTATCGCATTCTACTCTGGACTTAACAGTAATGGTGACCTATTCATTGGTAACACTAAGATTAGTTCTGTTACTGGTGAGGAAGCAAACCTTGATACTCCTACACTATCCATTGTTGGTGAGACTACAAACTTACGTCCTACCTATGATGAAATCATTGTTAGGGATAAGATCACTGTTGAATCATCTACACTTGAGAGTGAGTTTAGAGGTAAGTTAAGAGTACTTAATAATGCTTTTGTTGAGGCAAAACTAACTGTTAATGATCTTACTATTGGTGGTTCATCTGAAGCATCTAAGAACATTGACGTATTCTCAACAGCTCCTACTGGTTCAGACGTAGGTGATGTTGGTGACTGGAAACTGCTTGAAACTCCAGTAAGAGGTAAGCATTTAGGGTGGTACTTTGATGGTTCAAACTGGGTCAAGATGGGACTCAGTGATACTGGTAATCTTCATATAACTGGTGGTAGTGGTGCTGCTGATAGTACTGGTGATTTAGAATTTAATAATAACCTAGGTATTAAGATTAACAACCTAGGAACCTTAACGGTTGGAGCAGGTGCCACTTCTTTAGGTGGTACATTATCAGTAACCAATGACGTTACATTAGATGGTGACATACATGTCAATGGTGGAGATATAACATCAAACCAGACATCAGCAAGACTATTCAATACTGGTGTTACTACAATTGACTTTGGTGGACAGGGAACTGCAATAACAATTGGTGCTACAACTGGTACTACAACCATAAGAAATAATTTATCACTCACAGGTGGTTTGACAATTGGTAATGATCTTACAGTTGGTCTAACAAATTGTATATCTGATGCTTCTGGCACATGTACTTTAAAGAATATTGATGCTATAGATGCTACTACTGAAGCTACTATAGAAGCGGCAATAGATACGCTTGGATCATTAACTTCTGCATCAAGTCTTGCTACGGTTGGTACTATTGGTACTGGTACTTGGAATGGTACTGCTATTGGTAGACAGTATGGTGGAACTGGTATAGATACATCAACACTATCGAACGGTCAGTTATTGATTGGTTCCGCAAGTGGATTTGCTAAGGCAACTATCACTCAGAGTACAGGTATTGGTGTTTCTAATGGTGCTAATTCAATAACCATTAGTAATACTGGTGTTACATCATTCGCTAATCCTTCAGGATTCCATGATGGATCTGTTAACTCAACAACTGGTGGAGTTACATTCACTGTTGGTCAAGGATCCAATGCATATGGTAGAAGATGGATAAGTACTAGCGCACCTTCTGGTGGTTCTGATGGAGACATTTGGTATAGATATTAATGGCAAATTTACCGTATAGCAATTATCACGCTGAGTTACTTGGTGGTCATCACTGGGTAAAGGATGGTGGATCATGGAGAGGAGTATCTCAGATACATCAGAAATCTGGTGGAACTTGGCAGAGAGTAAATCAACATTATATTAAATCAGGTGGTACATGGAGAGAAGTCCATGAAGGTAATAAGTGGAGAGCACATTTCAATCTCAACAATAATAATAGCGGTAGTCAAACTAACTTTACTGCTAAGTGGATAGATTATCCTGGTAATGATAATTTACAAACAGCAACTGGTAATACTCAGTCAGGAGATAGTTGGGCTTTTAATTTGAATAGTGCTTTAGTACAGAGGGGATGGAACTCATCAACTCCAGTTCAAGCTGTTGTTGAAGTTAACTCATGGCAGAGACATGTAAGAATTGAATCAATGCCTGGAGGTTCTAAGGTAATACTTGCGATTAATGGTAGCCAACGTATATTAGGTAGAGGTGGTAATGGTGCTAATGGAACTAATAACAATAGTACCAATAATGGACAGAATGGACAAACCTCATTATATGTAAGAACACAAACCAGTATGATCAATAATGGTCAGATTGGTGGAGGTGGAGGAGGCGGCGGCGGTGGCCGTGGCGGTCAATGCACCTATCAAAATACAGGCCAGTATGGTTGTATGAAGGGAAGTCAATGTCAAGCAACATATCAAAATTTCTCAACGTCTCAAGGAGGCGGTGGAGGTGGAGGTATTGGCTATCCAGGCGGAAGTGGAGGAAGTGGCGGCAACAATGGTCAAAGTGGCCAAACAAGCGGCGCAGGAAATGGTGGTAATGATTCTGGATGTGGATCAGTTTCTGGTGGAAACGGTGGAAACTGGGGATCAAATGCTCAAGGTGGATCTGGAAGAGGAACTCCAGGTTCAGCAGGAAATGCAATTGACGGAAACTCCTATATATCTAGGATAGTAACTGGTACAATCAACGGACCCCAAGTAAACTAATGACTACTACAAATATCGATACTATCGATGTACAATTTAGATTGGATGCTGATGTAGCACCATCTTATAAAGCGACTAACTTCAATCCAGAAGATAATACATTTGAGGTGTACTATAATGATGGTACATTGAAGAATGATGAATGGTATGGTCCTATCAGTATGGATCTAGATTCATTAGAACCTGAAGATAAGGAACCACTAAGATTTCAAATTGCTGAAGCAGTATATAATGCAGTAAAGGTTGACCAACTACATGAAGTTGATATGTCAGGTACATTGAATGCTCTTAATAATATATTAGATCAAGAACAAGTAGTTCCAATGGAAGACTTGATGCTTCATAGAGAAGCAACAGCAAGAGCAAACACAACTAACATTGATCCTGTTGTTGGTGCGATAAACACAACACAAGTTGTTAATGTTTATAATGAAGATGACTTCGACCTTCAGTTTGAAGCACTTACACAAGCACTAGCAGAAGAAGATGCCACAACTGAGGAGTAAGCATGTATCAATTTGCAGAAACTCAAGACTCAAGGATAGCACAATACTCCTTTGGTAGGAGTATTACTTCACATGGGCTGACTGTCTTCAGTACTACTGGAGCACGTAAAGGGAAGAAGATATTTGGTAACGATCCTGATCCTTTTAAGGAGATACCTCTCATTACACAGAGTGATGTGCTTGCTGCACACATTAAGAATAATAAGAAGGGTATCGTTGCTAAGAATGAGAAGTTAATAAGAGAATTTGGTCAAACATTACAGGTGCATCATAGAACTGTTATGTTCGGAAGTACATGGAAGAGTGACAGTTTGCGTCCCGCACACAAATCTTTTGTGTATCATGATGGTGCATACACGCATTTTAGATTCCCAGGTCTTGCTAGGTTAATATCTCAAGAGGAAGATGGTGTAGCCTCATGTCAAGGTTTTGAGGATTTACATGCCACTAACAGAAGAGTATATTACTACGAACAGAACGGAGCCTTTACACCGACAGGAAAAGGTAGTATACTAGTACCGATGCATGATTGCTGGTATAACCAACAGAAATTAGCGCAACACTTTCCATTTCCCATATCAGACACAACAACTGTTCAGATCACAGTAAACAAACCCACGTTAGTGATAGAGTTTACGAGAGAAGAACCAGATGTTGCTCAGTTTGGTAGGTCATGGTTACAACAGATCGAAGATGGACTTATTGAAATAGTAGATAGATGATGCCAGCGATAACAGTGAGGGATACTTTCGAGAACCTCACCGTACTATATCATAAAGGATGCCAACAAGCTTTTAAGTTCTTCGGAGATGATCCTGAAGAGCACAAAGTATATGTTAAAGAACATCATGTTGATATGATCAAGCAGATGTTTGATACTTCAGAGTATCCTTGGGAATTCCTTACAAGATTTTACTTACATAGTAGATGCTTACTGTTCACTGATGGTGTATGGATGAGCGAAACTGCTACATATCCGCAGTATCTACGTTATAAACCAGGATCTCATACATCAATGAGAGTGTCTGGTATCACTAGGTTTACGGCACTGACAAATAATTGCGGTGCCATTTGTGTTGGATGGGATCCAGACGCAGACCACATACCAAACCTACGCAGAGAGGTGCATAAGGTCGATAAAGAGACACACTTCATGCCCATGCGACCTGATTCTATACTTGTTGCTACGGAGAATGCTACGTATGGTAATATAGAATTACCTATGGGATGTCCTAGACGTGTCATAAATGATTTTGATGTGCTACAATTTGAGCAACCAGGCTATCTCATTGAGTTTATGAATGAACCTATGGTGCTAGAGGATGAACTAATTAACTATGCTCATCAATGGATAAGCGGTAGAATAGAGGTATTTGATCGTGCTTGAGCTTCGTGATGGAAATACTCCTTGTTGGCAGGAGAATGTAGGTCATCCATGGACTGAATACAAGCATCTCCAACGCGAACAGTTCGAGGAGTTGGTTGATCTCATGATGGAAGCATATCCAGAGCATGAAATAACACGTTGGTTGATGCGTGGGTTCTGTATCAATGAGGGAGATAGTACCATAAGTGTCGGATCCTTAGAAGGTAAGATAACATTAAATCATCACCTCTCTATGTTTGATGAGGAGGATGCTGTATGTTATGAGGAATTCTGGGAAGATGCTGAGGATAGTATAGACTGGGATGAGGATTGGGACGATGAGGACACTGAATAAAGTGGCACACTCCGTCACCCATACGCAAAACGGTGTACTATACTAAGTATATCAATCAAGGAACTCCATGACTAAAGCACTATTTGTTGACACAGTTTATGAAAGAGCGCACAAGCTTGGTCAAGTCCTTCAAGAGGATGTAAACAGGAGGTATCCTACCTGTGGTACCGTGTTCAACATCAAAGAAGGACGCAAGTACATCAAGATTACTGCGGATGATAACCAGTCATCAGTACATGCTTTCATAGATAGAAAGACTGGTGATGTGTACAAACCAGCATCATGGGCAAAACCCGCAAAGCATGTGCGCTACAACCTTTTAGATGATTCATCTTATGCCCTTTGCCTAACTAGAGCAGACTGGGCAGGATCATACCTTTATCTAAGATAGACCCCTTCAGGGGTCTCCTAGACCCCTTTTAGAACACTTTAATACTATGCCAGTATACAGAGACTATGAGATTAGAATTAATCTCAACGAATTAATAGAGAAAAGGATACCCACCTGTGATCTATTACATAAAGACCATTGCTTGACTGAAGCTCAGGTTGCAGAGATAGCACATGATATTAACATGGACTTGGATCTTCATCCAATATTTCATCAGGTTGATGAGCATATTATGCGCTATGTTAATGCTGCTGGTATCGATAACACGGATCATTGGGTAGAACCACACTTGAAGGATCTTAATGAGTAATATAAATGTACAACCAGTTAGTAATAATGTGTCTCATGTATTCCCAGTGGGATTATATGCCGCATCAAATCTATTAACTGAAGAAGAGAATGATATAGTAACGCAGAAGATATACAAGTTACATACTATATTTGGAGCAGGTAACACTACTGATTGGTTAAGTGGTGCGTCATCACCTGATAACTGTTTCCATATTTCTAACATTGCGGAGTATCTTGAGTTTGCCCCACTCATTAAGAGGGTAAGTGAGCGTGTACAAGACTTTGCAAGACACTATGGATGTGAGGATGTTTACGAATGCACAGAATCATGGTATAATGTATATTGTAGTGGAAGGTATCAAGAATTCCACATGCACCCATATAACATATTCTCTGTAATATATTATGTGAAAGTGCCTGATGGTGCGTCAGGTACATACTTTAAACGTCCTGATATGGGTAGTATGCTACCACCTAAGAATAAGGTGCGTCCTACTCCATTAAATCAAGATGTATTGATTGCACCAGCACAAGAAAGAACTGCTATTATATTCAGATCTAACTTACAACACTCAGTTCCACCTTCTACCTTTGATGGGGAGCGTATTACTATTGCCCTAAACTTTGCTTAACCATGTGGTATATTATTTTCTGGACAGCACTTACAATGGGACTGCTCGTATGGGCGGGAGCATTTAAAAAGAAGTGACTAGACTATGGAGAGTATGGAAGTATTCACTAGGATCATTCAATGACGCAACCACAAAACGATACGACAATGCGATTGTTATTGTCCGTAGCATCATACTTGCTACTTACCTTGTCACTAATATCTTTATTGTTAGTGGTGTCATTCGGCATTGGTAAATGAGAGACACAGTACTATTTGGTGATTGTCGCCAAACACTTGGCACATTCAAGGCACAGATAACAACTGGTATCGCTGAGAGACCACAGATGTGCGTTACTTCTCCACCTTACTATGGTCTTAGAGACTATGGTGGTGAAGAGAATCAGATTGGTCAGGAGCAAACTCCTGAAGAATATATTCAGAGCCTTGTTGATGTGTTTAGAGGTGTGCATGATGTGCTTGCAGATGATGGTACATTGTGGTTGAACATAGGTGATAGTTATTATAACTATCGACCAGGTAAAGGTCAGGCATTAAATCAACAGACTGTATCAAATACTAAACAAGATTTACCTGATGAGTGTCCACGTAGAGGAAATAGACTAGAAGGATATAAAGAAAAGGATCTAATTGGTATACCATGGATGTTAGCATTTGCACTACGTGCGGATGGATGGTACTTGAGACAGGATATAATCTGGCACAAGCCCAACCCCATGCCTGAGAGTGTTCGTGATAGATGTACTAAGTCGCATGAATACATTTTTCTATTGAGTAAGGACAAGAGATATTATTATGACAATGAAGCAATCAAAGAACCAGCAAAGGACTGGGGCACAAGAGATAGATCTAAAGGGAAGTATCATAATGAAGGGTCAGGGTTACAGCCACATAGTGGTCTTTCCAAGTCCTATGCAAAGAAGAATAAGCGTTCCGTATGGTCAGTTACGAATAAACCGTACAAAGGAGCTCATTTCGCAGTGTTCCCCTCAGACCTCATTGAACCATGCATCTTGGCAGGGAGCAAACCAGGTGATATAATATTAGATCCCTTCATGGGATCAGGAACCACTGCTATGGTTGCTAAGAAACTAAGTAGATCATACATTGGATGCGAATTGCATAAGGACTATGCCAGTTTGCAAACTGACCGTATTATGTCCATTCCTTCCCAATTGCCGTTATAATATGGAAGTAATCATCACAGAGGAGTTTGAAATGCCGAGAGAGGTGGTAACACAAGTTGAATTGGACACTGCTGAGATCAAGTACATCATTGATATGATGTGGTCATCAGACACAACTGAATCAAGTGTCATTGCAACCCGTCACAATGTTGATGACATTAACTTAGAAAAGAAGTTAAACATTGCTCTTGGCAGAGCATACGATGAGTTGGACATTGGTCCTTCTGGATATC